AGTGGCACCAGCAAGACAAACTGAACCCGGCTCAACCATGGGCCGGGTTTTCTTTTTCGGGAGTCTCGAATGTCCTCAGTCACCAGCATCTGCAATCTTGCACTGTCCAATATTGGCAAGAAGCTGATTTCGGACATCAACGAGCAGAGCACCGAAGCAAAGACGTGCAAGCTTCATTTCGATCTGGTTCGTGACACCATGCTGCAAGGCTACGAATGGGAGTTCGCGAAGAGCACGGTGGATTTGGCAGAGGTGGCCAACGCTCGACCAGAACGATGGGAGCGGACCTACATCCGCCCGACGAATTGCTTAAAGCCGCTTCGCATCGTGCCAGAAGTCTACGTGTCCGACGACATTGAGGTGTCTTATGCTGCCACCGAAGGGTTTATCTTTTGCAATCAGTCTCCGGCGAAGCTGGAGTTCATTCGCCGCTTCGAAGACCCGTCACGCCTTCCGCCTCTGTTTCAAGACGCGCTGTCGTGGGCGCTGGCCGCGAAGATAGCGATCCCTTTGACCTCTGATCAATCCACTCGCAAGGACGCCTACCAGATCGCCACGTCAACGCTCGAGGCCGCGAAGGTGGCCGACGCAAATGAAAACTATTCCACATGGGCGGAAAACTCCGCACTGATCGACGCGCGGGGCTGATCCATGACATTGCTTAGAATGATGCAGCCTGCCTTCACGGGGGGCGAGTTGAGCCCTGCGCTGTATGCCCGCGTTGACACCTCGAAATACCAATCCGGACTGAAGACGGCAAAGAACATCTTTGTGCATCCTCATGGTGGGGCATCCAATCGCAGCGGCCTGGAGTTCATTGGCAGGACGCGCGGCTCTGGCTTCGCGGTGCTGTTGCCTTTTGTCTTCGACGCGGAGACCGACCAGACCTATAACCTCGAATTTTCTCATCTGAAGATGCGGGTCTATCGTGCTGGCGTTGCGGTGCTGGAATCGTCAAAGGCTATCACAGCAATCTCGATCGCTTCGCCTGCTGTCCTCACGTCTGCCGGTCACGGATATGCCGACGGCGAAGAAATCTTTATCTCGGGCATCAGCGGGCCGACCGGTTTGAACGGGCGCAACTTCCTTGTTCGCAATGTCACGGCGAATACCTTCCGACTGGAAGACTTGAACGGCGTGGCTGTGTCCACTTTGGGCATGCCTGCTTATGCGGGAGGCGGAACAGCGCGGCGGGTCTACGAGATTGCGTCGCCCTATACAGCTGATGAGCTTCGCCGCTTGGTGTTCGCGCAAGAGAACGACGTCATGTACCTGACCCATCAAGCGCACCCCCCCATGAAGCTTTCCAGGTTTTCTGACGCCAATTGGACGTTCGAAGTCCTGACGTTCGCACCAAAAATGGCGAAGCCAGCTGGATTGACAGGCACAGTGTATTTCAAGCGGAAGGCGGGCGACGTTGCCAATATCGCTTATCGGGTCTCGGCGCTAAGCGCGTCCGGCGCTGAGAGTGTCCCAGCCGCCGCGGTAACGGTGGCAGTCCAATATCAAAATGAAGACGGGCGACGCGTTCGGTTGACTTGGAATGCTATGCCCAACGCGACGCTGTATCGCATCTATCGATCTGATGCGAATACCGGGATACTCGCGGAGACTGCTAAGCATGAAATCGAAATCGATCAGACCCAGTACGTCGCTGACGGCTCGGCTATCCCCAGCACCGCGGCGCCTGGAGCGCCTGCGACTCCGACAGGGGTGACGGGCTCGATCGTCTTCGGCAAGGAGATGAAATATGTTGTCGCGGCTATCTCCGATGACACGGGCGAAGAAAGCCTTCCATCCGATCCGGTAACGCTGCGCAATGACATGGCCTATCGCGGCAACCGCAACGTGCTGTTCTGGACGGCGACGCCGGGGTCGGGAAGCTATGCGGTCTACCGCTTTGACAATGGCCGTTACGGCTATGTGGGCAAGACTGAAACACCCACATTCACCGATGAAAACATCACGCCGGACTTGGCCAGCGGCCCACAAGAAGGAAACAACCCTTTCGATAGCGCGGGCAACTATCCCGCCTGCGTGAACTTCTACGAACAGCGGCTTGCCATGGCCGGAACGCAGAACGTGCCGGCGGGGCTTTGGCTTGGCCAGTCAGCCAATTATGAAAATTTCGGCGCCGCGTCCCCTATCAAAGCGAGCGATGCGATCACCATCCGTCTTCGGTCGAAGGAAAAGAACCAGATCCGCGCCATAAGCGAAGCGCGCGGGATGGCCGTGTTTACGTCGGCAAACGAGTTCAACGTATCGGGCGGCGCTGAAGACTTCCTCACGCCAACAAACACCGTCGTGAAAAAGCAGAGTAACCGCGGCTCATCCTGGCTGCAGCCGATTGCGGTGGGCGATGTGATGCTCTTCGCTCTGGCCCGTGGTGGCGTGATCCGTGACTATTCCTATGAGTTCGCGAACGACAATTTTTCAGGTCGCGACCTGACAATCATGTCTCGCCATCTGTTTGAAGGACGCAAGGTTCTGTCGTGGGCCTATGCGCAGTCGCCTTACTCGATCGTGTGGGTTGTTCTCGATAACGGCATGTGTGTCAGCCTCACCTATATGCGTGAGCAAGAGGTTTGGGCATGGACGCGACATGAGACGGACGGCGTGTTTGAAGCGGTCAACGTTGTCGCTGAAGGTGACGAAGACGCGGTTTATTTCGTCGTGCGGCGGACGGTGGCCGGTCAGCAGCAGCGTTATGTTGAACGCATGCACTCTCGCTTATTCGATGTATCGGAAGATGCCTTTTTCGTGGACAGCGGGCTCTCCTATGAAGGGCCAGCAACTAAAACAATCCGTGGTCTCTACCATCTCGAAGGCAGGACGCTTGTGGCCTTGGCTGATGGCAACGTGGTGCGCGATCTCGTCGTCACTGGCGGCGCCGTCACCCTGCCGATATCCGCGAAAAAGGTGCACGTCGGTTTGCCCTATGAGGCCGAAATCAAGACGCTCGATATCGACATGGGCAGTGTGCAGGGACTCGGCACGGTCCAAGCGCGAAACATCACGGTAGCGAATATCACTCTCAGGGTGGAGAAGACGCGCGGAATTTGGGCCGGCCCTGCTGATGATGCACTGGTCGAATTGAAGCAGCGCGAGTTTGAGAACTGGAACGAAGCAACGCGCCTGGCGACAGACGATGTTGAACTGACGCCCACAGCTGACTGGACAAAGGGCGGCACCATGATCGTCAAGCAATTCGATCCGCTCCCCATGACGATCCTTGCCATTATGCCTGATGTGAAGGTGGCATCTTGAGCGCTCGGATCATCCCGGCTTCAGTCAAGCATGTCGAGGTCATTGCGCCTCGAATGCGGGAAGCTGACAAGGACGAGGTTTTCGCAGCCGTGGGGCGCGGTCCGGCATCTGCCCTGCTGCATTCCCTTCGCTGCTCCGATCTCGCGTATACGGTCGAATACGACGGCAGGCCGGAACTAATGTTTGGGTGCGGCACCACAAACATGATCGCCAACGTCGGCGCTCCCTGGGCGCTTGGTACCGATGCGATTGATGACCACCCAACGCACTTTCTTCGCGGGTCGCTCTTTTGGGTGCGAGAGGTGCGCAAGCGTTACGCTTCGCTTCTGAATGTTGTTGACGATCGCAACGAGGCGTCCAAGCGCTGGCTCGAATGGCTGGGCTTCACGCTCTCCGAACCACAGCCTTATGGCTACGAACAGCGCCCTTTCCGAATTTTTGAGATGAAGGCTTAGGCATGTGTGATTTAGGGCTGATCCTTGGCGCCGCAACAACGATGATTGGTATGCAGGGGGCCAAGCAGGAGGCAGAGTCCAGCGCTGCAGCGTCCGAATATAACGCGAAAGTGGCGGACATGAATGCTCGCCTCTCCGAGCGGAGGGCGCGCGATTCGCTGGAACGTGGCAAGCTGGACGAGCAGCAGAAGCGAAACGAAAACGCTCAGATCATGGGGCGCCAAAAAGCCGCCATGGCCGCAAACGGTGTTGACCTCGCTTTCGGTTCTCCCCTGGACACCCTCGTCGACACTACCACGCTTGGCGAAATCGATGCGCTCACTATCCGGCGCAATGCTGCGAACGAAGCCTATGACCACGACG